GGTATTTAGAAGATACGGGAGACACACCTCTAGTTGGTATACATGTAGCGGGCATGTCGTCACTTTCCTATGTGACGCCAATTTACCGCACCGATATAATGAAATTTCTCGAATCTATAGTTCCTCCAGTGGCAACGCGGTTAACTCCCCCCGCGCAGTGTTTGCCATGGATGCCTCCAGAACTAAAATTTGAGGAAACAACTCAAACAGGATTACTTCCTTATCCTGTAGTAGGGAAACTCGCAAAGCCCCTCTATCAACCGACCAAAACATGTCTTGAAAGATCTCCACTCTTCAATGGCGTTGTATTAAAAGGAAAACAAATTGGAAAAATTGACTACCCAGATCTTATGGGACCAGCCAAATTGTCGCCCAAGGGTGACAAAGACCCCGTCAAGCTTGCCTTCCGCAAAGCTAAAGGACGTGTCCGAAAACCTCAACCAGAGGGAATGGACGACCCAGAACTTTGGGTAGGGATTTTTCCTAAATTTAAATGGAGAGTTCTCACGGAAGATGAAGTTATGAATGGCATTCCAGGCCTAGTAGCGTCATTTGAGACAAATAAATCCACTGGCCATCCAGGCCTTGAGCTAGCTATTCCAAAGCAGCAGTGGATACGAAAAGCTACAGATGAAGGAGGTCAGTATATTCACAATCATATCTCTAAGGAAGAAGCTCTTTTTCAAGAAGGAGTGGATTCACAACGATTGTATATGCCTACCTATGTAGTATTTCTCAAGGATGAACTCAGACCTTGGGAAAAAGTGTTTGAGTTTCTTAGTCGAGCGATTTTTGCAGCTCCTAAGTGGTTTGTTCGCATGTTCAAAAAATATTTTGGACTGTGGATGGCCCATACAAATTTGGACCCGACTTCACCTATAAAAGTCGGTATCAACCCGTTTTCAACGGACTGGTGGCACGATTATTTGAAAATAGTAGAATATGGAGCAGATCATATTGCAGCACAAGATGTTTCAGCCTGGGACCTAAATTTTTGGTACTGGTTTGGAGCGTTATTTGCCTCAATGTACATCGCACATTATGGAATTACTGATACACGTGAGTGTAGAGTTATTACATATTTGTGCATTGCTCATTTTCTCTGTTATATTATCGTTAGGGAATTAATTTACTTTTTCGATGGTATGACATCTGGCGGACCAGGGACAGCACACCTGAACTCTGCCGGAAATGTAGTTAAAAATCGTTGGATTTGCAAACGCATTATGTGGGATACGCTGAAGGTTCGAATACCTTTGTCCTCATACGTTTACATTCTAACATTTGGAGATGATTTACATGAAACTATTAAACGAATCGTTGCTGATATGAACAAGGACGGCACACTTGTTTTTACCACTGACGTTATAACTCCAAAATTAATAGCAGAATATGCCTTGACCCATTTTGGCCATGTTCATACTACAGCAGATAAGAAGGATATTTCTCTCTGGGATACTATGGACACAGCTGAGTTTCTTAAACGCAAACACGTCAAACGAGACGGCGTTGTCATGGCACCAATGAATTTGGACTCAATTCGCTCACATCTTTTGTGGATAAATAGAGATTCTGAAATTGGACCTAAGAAACAATTTACCGAAAATGTTCACAATGCTTTGCGAGAGTTCTTCTTGCATGGCAGAGAAATTTTTAATATGGAGAAGGCTCGCCTTAATCCTTATTTGGAATCTATCAGTGAGGAAAATCAATTTTTCCAAACCTATGATGAGTTGATGGTTAAATACCAGAAAGACTTAGGTTTAATTACATTACACTAACTCAATCGGC